CTGACTTTGTAGGCTGCGATGGTGAGCATTGGAGTGATGACTTTTTAAAAGTACATTTAGATATGGCTATCAAGGAAGAAAGGTATGAATATTGCGCTAATATAAGGGATGAAATAAAAAGAAGGGAAAAATAATGGCATCTTATACAGAGAAACAAAAGACTAAATTAGTAAACACTATATGTAAAGAGGTGGCTGGTGGTCGTTCTCTTAGGTCTGTATTGAGAGATGAGAACATGCCGTCTAATCCTACGTTTAGTAAATGGATGAAGGATAGCAAACAAAGACTTTTACAGTACACATGTGCGCGTGAGGATAGAGCAGATTTCATATTTGAGCAGATACTTGACATCTCAGACAGCCAAGAGGGTGACATGATAACACTGGAGGACGGTAGGGAGGTTGTTAACCACGATGTAATACAACGGGCTAGATTAAGGGTTGACTCTCGTAAATGGATGCTTGGTAAAATGCAGCCTGCAAAATATGGTGAAAGATTAGACGTACAAAGTTCAGATGGTTCAATGTCGCCAAACACAGGACTGGAGGGCAAAACATTTGAAGAGCTATACCAATTAAAGTATGGCAAAAAACCAGAATGATTTTCGATTCAATATTAAACATAGAATTATCAAGAAGGAATTTTTGGGAGTTCTGCAATACGCTTGAACCCGATTTCTACAAACCCGACAGAAAACATTTAATAACCCTATGTAATATCCTAGAATTATTTTACTACAAAAAACTACTAAAGCCAGACGGTGACGCATTCACTAAGCTAATGGTAAGGATGCCACCACAGCACGGTAAGAGCCGTACGCTTGTAAATTTTACTAAATGGATACTTGGCAAGAACGTTAACGAACGCATAGTTACAGCGTCCAATACAGATTCACAAGCAACAGACTTTTCAAGGTTTACCCGTGACGGCATAATGGGCATTAAAAACCTGCCAGAACAAATAGTTTATTCGGATATATTCCCAAATACAAAATTAAAGAAAGGTGATTCAGCAGTACAGAAATGGGCCCTACAGGGTCAACACTTTAATTATTTGGGAGTAGGTGTAAATGGTTTAGTTACTGGCAAGGGTGCAACGCTTAGAATAATGGATGACATTGTTAAGGGTGCGGATCAGGCGTTAAGTGACACCGCAATGGATAAGTTATGGATTTGGTTAACAGGAACATTTTCTAGTAGGAATGCCGCTGAAGAAGAAGAAGTAAGGGAAATATTTTGCGCTACACTTTGGGGTGAACGTGATCCACAATACAGGCTACAGGAAACTGAAGGTGATGAATGGTACATATTATCAATGCCAGTTTATGATTCTGAATTAGATGAAATGTTATGCGAAGACCTTTTGTCAAAAAAAGCATTTGTAAAGCTAAAGGCTAGGATGCTGGTTGACTCAAGGACAAAGGGTATATTCTATGCTAATTACATGTGCGAAGCTATTGACGACAATGAAGCCAAGGCATTCCCTCGAAGTTCGTTAAAGTTCTACAAATACCTACCAACCAAAACAATAAACGAAAACGGAACCGAAAAAGAAATACCGCAAGGATGGTTGTTTTCCTTTATAGACACAGCCGATGAAGGAATGGATAACTTCGCAATGCCTATATTTAGGGTAATAGGCGACCTTGTGTATTTAGTAGACTGTATATTTGACCAAGAAAACCTAACAATACAATTAAGTCAGGTAGCTAGCAAGCTAAAAGAGCATGGGCGGTTTGGTGAAATAGTAGTCGAAACAAACTCAGCGGGGGCGTTTTTTAAGCGTACACTAGAAGATAACCACCCAGACACACCTTTCTTTGGGCAGTGGTCAAAGGCTAACAAAATGGCTCGTATACTTAGTTATGCGGGTATTATTAAACTATACTACCGTTTCCCTGAAAATCCAAACCCAAATGTTGAGCGATTTATGAAGCAGGTTTACCGATTATTAAAGACTTCGAAGAAAGAAGATGACGCTCCAGATTCTTTGGCTGGTTCTGCCATGCACTTAGAGGCACAATATGAGATGTTTAAATGATAAATTGTGTCAAAATGTGCAAATAATATTAAATAATACGGGGTTATAGTTAAAATTATTGTGTCAAAATATGCAAGCAATAAAATAAAAAACATGATTAATGTCATTTTTATTTGAAATGTTGTTTTTTTAAAATATCTTTGTACAAACATGTTTAGATTATGGCTAATTGGTCATTTAGGAGTTTATTTACAAAGTCTGGTATAAATTTGAGTAAGCAGGGGTCTATGTCTGCTCAACTCTTAGTTGATAAGCCAGCATGGTTAAAGCTATCCAACGCAGCCGATCTAAGGGAAGCAGTGGAGAACAACCCTGTACTATACGGTACGACAATGATTATCTCACAGTCTGCTGCTAACGGTAAGAAGTACCTAGTAGACAACAAGGGCAACGAGGTATCGTGGGATTCAAACAAGGCGGCAGTTAAGGCAGCACGTCAATTATTCGTTGACAATCCAAATCCAATACAATCACAGTCAGAATACACGGCAGAACGCTATTATATGCTGCCTACATTTGGAAATAATTATGTTCAGATGTTAAACGGGTCCAGTTTTGACACAGATATTCTCACCACTAAAACGTTAATGAATCTTAATAGTGAGTTTGTTGAACCAAAACAAACAGGAAAGATATTCGACCAGATAAGTTTGGAGGGTATTGTATCTGAATATGCGCTCACTAATTATAATCCCGTTAAAATATTCGAAACAAGAAACATAATTCATTTTAATGAGTTAAATGTGTCCGGTGTTGGTAATTCAATAATGGGTACATCGAGACACACATCATTATCCCTGCCAATTGAAAACGTTCAGAAGGACTTTGAAGCAATGAACGTTATCCTGAAGTCAAAGGGCATGCAGGGTATAATAAAGACCAGCTCAAAAGATGGGATGGGTACACAAACGCCTGTTAAGCCCGCAATAAAGAACGAAATAGATACAAAGTTTGCCAACGAATATGGATTACTAAGTGGGCAAAAGCAATTTTTAATAGTAAATGCAGATATTGAATTTATAAAAACCATACTTAATCCTGAAGAAATGGGTATTTATAAAGATATGGTTGCAAACGCAATGATAATTTGTAATGTCGTTGGTGTTCCATATGATTTATTTAAGCTAAATGCAGAAGGAACTACTTTCGAAAATCAAATTCAGGCAGAAAGAAGGATGTATCAGAGTCGTATAATTCCGATGGTCAATAATGATGACCAAATATATACACAAAGATTAAAACTAAGGAACTACGGGCTAGAATTAAGAACATCATTCGATCATATTGCGTGCCTACAGGAAAATTTCAAAGAAGAGGCTATGGCTCTCAATATGAATGTTAGGAGTGCAGAGGCTTCATATAATAATAATATCATTACATGGAATGAGTATCTGGGCATAATGGATAAAGACCCTGTTTCTGGTGGTGATATTTACAAATACGAAAGGGATAAATCAATAAATCCAAAACAAGATGAAAACACAGAAGAAGTTAACTAAGGAAGAAATTAAGAAGTTTAGAAAGTTTAAGCAAAAACAATTTGATAATAAGGAATTGATTAAAAAGTAGGGTTATGAATTTAGGAATAATTAATATATCAGATACGTTGATGCACCAGCTTCGATTGAACAAAGATATTGATATGTTCAGGGTATTGTATTATGAGTTTTTTCCATGTGCAATTAATTACAATCAATTCGATAGGATGTATGAGGTTTTGGGATATTGTAATGAATTTAAATCAGTAATAGAAGGAGAGGTTTATCCAGTATATGAAGCAGTATTTACTGAAAAGGATGGAATAGTTACGGTTAAATTTAAAATGATATTATAATGGAATATATTATAAAACAGTTTCCAGATAAAAAATTCAGTACAAAAATGGATCAAACACGATTCATTAAGGAGAATTTTGATACCATGAAGCAAATCAAAATGACTGAATACAAGACGAATTCGCATGGTATAATTGAATCTATTAACAAAAAAGAATTTGAACCCGAAATTGAAGACATAACTTCTGATATTATTTTAGTTAAGGCTGTTATTAATTCAACTAACATTATA